ACCTAGTGTAAATTTGTCTGCTGACTCATCCCACATAAAGATGCCATTATCTTGATTACCCCTGTTAATCAACATACCAGAATCATTTACTGGGCTGCCTGTTAGTCCTGCATTAAGCTGGAACAGATTATCTTCTATATCTAAATTTGTAGTATCTAATGAGGTTAGCGTTCCATTAACAGTTAAATTTCCTGCCACTGTTAAGCTATCTGCTATTTGCACATCATCTGGCAAAGTTAAAGTTACATCAGCAGATTCACTGCCTGAGCCTGTAACTGTAATCTTGTTAGCAGTTCCTGTAATTGTTTGAATATAATTGCCTGTAGTATCTGTGCCTAAAGCAACGCTGTCAGCTTGTACGCTACCAGCTACAACTCCTAAATTATCTACAAATGTTTTTGTAACTCTAGAATCAATAGCAGAGTTAGCTCTTGCATCTGTGTAATATAAATTAGTATTTTCTGTTAAATCGTTGGTTGTTTTGTTGCCAAAAGCAGAATCAAATCTAGCCTGTGTATAGTAGAGGTTTGAGCCTTCTGTTAAATCATCAGTATCTTTAGTAGCAAGCCTTGTATCAAATCTAGCATCTGTGTAATAAAGATTATTTCCTTCTGCTAAATTGGTTGTAGACTTGGTTGCAAGTCTAGTATCAAAGTCTGTATTTGCCCTGCCTGATGTGTAATATAAATTAGTAGTACCTTCCGTTAAATCATCTGTGTCTTTTGTGCCTAATCTTGTATCAAATGCAGAATTAGCCCTTGCATCTGTGTAATAAAGATTAACGCCTTCTGCCAAATCACCAGTATCTTTTGTTGCAAGTCTAGTATCAAAGTCTGAATTAACTCTTGCAGTGGTGTAATAAAGATTAGAGCCCTCTGCTAAATCTCCAGTGTCTTTGGTAGCCAATCTAGTATCAAACATAGATTCGCCCCTAGCTGTAGTCCAGTAGAGGTTAGTGTTCTCTGGAACAATAGAAGTATCTAATGTTGATGTTGCTGATTGGTTAGAGCCATTGCCTATAAATATTTTGCCATTGTCTAGGTTAGGCGTTGCATTTGATCTGCCAGCACCACCCACTTTAATTGATCCAGCAGAAGCATGGCTTCTAATAACCTTACCTATGTTTTGTATTTGTGAGCTTTCGCCTGTTGGTGCTGTAGTTGTATAAGCTCCTGCTGTTGTAGATACATATAGAATCTGACCCTCTGAAACTCCAGAAGTATCTAAATTCTCTATTGTTCCAAAAGTTACAACCTGTAAAGCAGCATTATCATTCGCATCAGATAAAGCCAATCCAAAAGCAGGCATCTTAGATGTATCGTCAGCTTTTGCTTGAGCTACTGTTGGCACATCTCCAGAAACTCCAGATATATAAACCACATCTCCAGCAGATAAAGCACCATCAGCTTTGGCATTAAACCTAATACCACCTTCTAAATCACCTATAAACTCATTGCTTGCTGTAATGGTGTTAAAAGTAACATCACTTGTTACAGCAACAGCCTGACCAATAGCAACAACTGGTGTTGAGCTTTCGCCTGTTCCACCTGTAATTGTTACGCCAGTGCCACCAGATATGCTCTCAACATAATCACCAGTGGTATCAGTTCCAAGAGTAATAGAGTTAATTTGAACAACTGTAGATATGTCTACATTAGCACTACCATCAAAAGAGACTGAACCAACAACATCCCCTGATAGAGATATGGTTCTTGCTGTTTCTAATGTGGTTGCTGTATCAGCGTTGCCTGTTAGGTCTCCAGTAACATTACCTGTAACATTGCCAGTTACATTACCTGTTACATCCCCTGTTAAATTTCCTGTAAATACATTAGATGAGCTAATGCTTACGCCAAAAGTGATCCAATCTGTGTCAGCAGCGTTTCTTATTTTTAATACGTTGTTTGCTGTGTCTACCCATAACTGATGGGCAAAAGTAGTTGAAGGCTCGGTAGCCCCTGAATTGACTGTGGCTATAGCTGCTAGAGCATTGTTTAAATCAGCTCTGAAGTCAGCTCCACTTTGATTGGCTAGGTTGTAATCGTGTTGTGCCATTAATTTACCTCTGTCCTATTGTATATTTAATCTGGTTGAGTTGGAAACACTACATCATCAAAATTATCAGAATCTGTGTATTGTGATGGAAGGTCTCTCAAAGCCTGTCTATATGTAGACCATTCTGCTTTTTTTTCATCAGATAATGGACTATCATTAACTTGAGTCCAATCAGATTCAGTTAATAAAGCATCTCTTTTTAATCTTAATATTTCTAATATGTTATCTGTTCTTGCAACTGCTTCACCATTAACAACAATGTATTCATTTGCTTGATAAGAGCCTTCTATAATTCCTTGACCTTCTTGCAAACCAACTTCATTAATCTCTGCAACAGTTGTTGTTGAGTGATCTATCTCGCCAGTTGCTAAATCATAAACAGTAAAAGTATTCATTATCGTGTGTTATCCATCATTACGTTTAAAGATAATTGAGTATGATTGTAGCCACCTGAGAAATATACTCGCCAATAAACAGTAGATTGTGATGTGCTCAAGGTTGTTATTTGACCTGTGTAAACATAGGTATAACCCCTATAAGTTCCAGCGTTCCAATAAATATTGGTATTTCCATTTGCATTGACCCATGTGAAATTATCTAAAGAGTATTGCACTCTGCCACCACTAACATCACCCAAAACCCCTGAGAAGATTGCCACATATCCTGCATTATTTCTAACATCGGTAATTGTTACTGGTACAAAAGAAGCATTGCTTCCTGTGTAAGTTCCTGTTCTTTGTACATAAGCTTGACCATCTCGACCAAGATCAAATTTTGTTCCTGCTGTTAGATGGCTGATAATTTTTGAACTAGTATTTGCAAACTGTTTTACATTTAAAGTATCAACATCAATCTTAGTTCCAGATAAATTAGTGATTCTTGCATTATCAATAAAGACTGAACCACCACTTACAATAAAAGGAGATACGCTTGATCCTGCATCATTATCAATTTTGAATGTATCAGCTAAAAAAGAAACAATACTTGTTGCTCCTGAGCCAGAAGATGCATTACTGCCCAGAACCATCTGAGCTACTTTGCCATTTGCATTAAGTTTTAACACATAGCCAGCAGAAGCATTGCCATCTATTGTGGATATAGCTGTAGCGTTTGTTGTAATAGAAGATGTGTTACCACCTACTGTAGAGGTCAAAGATGTTATATCAGCAGCCAAAGCACTATCTGCATTTGCTCTGGTTGTTTGCTCAGTGCTTATTGCTGATGTGTTGCTATTAACTGTTGATGTAAGACTTGTAATAGCACTTGCATTGGCTGAGGTATCAGTTGTTAGAGTAACTATATCTCCTTGAGCTGTTGAAATGTTAGAGCTATTTGTAGAAACAGTTGAGCTTAGTGAGTTATATAGAGTAACCAAAGATGAATCTCTAGCTTTTTCCCAACCATTGTTAGATGCATTTCTTACATAAATTTGATTGTTGTCATTTGTGTCTGCCCATAAGTCTTGAGCCTGCAAAGCATCACCATTTGCTCTTGTAGATGGAGCTGATGTTGCTTTTATTAGCTCGGTTGAGCTTGCCCCACCAGCATTAATAGCAGCTACTAAGTCTGCTCCTGCTTTAGATAAAGTAATCGCATCATCTTTAACATCAGCAGTGTCTACAGGTGCTGTGGCAACGCTAAAGGTTAATGTGGCTGGGTCTGACTCAACATTTAGGGTGTTGATTGAGCTAACACTAGCAACATAATTAGAGCCAACTGGCAAAAAGTTTAGATCGCAAAACTCAGTATCAACAATTTTATTTGTAAGCTCGTTGCTTGAGCTGTCTACTACATTGACTCTATATTGATGATCTGGAAAGTCTGTTGGTTCATTCCAAGATAAAAAAGGTCTATCTGTAGAACTAGAATCAGTATCGGTAAAAGATAATCCTGTTGGTGCTTTTACAGCATAGGCTGAAGGTAGATTTGATAGTTCTTCTACTGGCTCTTGTGGTGGCACTTCCCATGTGTAAACATCAAAGTATTCTATTAGACTAACTGCAACTAAACCATTTGGCTGAAGCTCTAAGGCTTCCACTCTGCATGTCTTTCCATTAAATCCTAGTCCTGCATAGGTAAGATCAACAATGTCTCCTACGTTAAGCTTATACATCTCAGGAGTACCTAAGAACTGCATAGTGGTCTGATTCCTGCTTCTGGTTAAAATAGCCTTTGCCATGTTGTAGGCAATATAAGGATCAGAAACATAAGGGAATTCTGCCTTAACCTCTAAGACCTCGCCACCATCATCAGAAGTGTAGTTAGGCGATGCATCATGTAAGACTGTGGCTGTGTCTAGCTCATACTTTTTGTTGGCGTTAAAAAATTCAACAATAACTTTATTTGCCTTCTTGTCTTTATTGCCATAATCAACTGATATACCAGAATCAGAAATAATATGATCATCGGTAATACTAAAACTAGATGAGCCTGTATCTTCTATTGAGAGCTCATACTTACCATCGATATAAAGAAAGATACCTCGCATATTAGCAAGCAATTCTTTTGCATTATCCATAACATTCTTATTAGCATCTAAGTAACCATTACATTGGAATCTTTTAACCTTTGCCAAAGAAGAACCTGCTTCTTGTGTATATGTTGAAGAAAAAACATCATTGATATAAACCAGATATTCTGCATTTTCATCAAAAAACTCATTTCTATAAACGTCTTTAATTTCTGCTTCTGTTATTACACCATCACCATTAGCATCTAAAATACTTAATGTTTCTCCAATTTTGTTTTGCCACCAATTTTGATTTGCAAATGTTCCCTCTATTGAAAGAAAATCATTTCCAGAAGTTGCACTAAATGTTGTATTTACAGCAGAACCATCGAAATAAGGCTGATCAACCAAAGTATCGCAAACATTAGCAGCAGAGCTAAAGGTGGTCATATTAATTTGTGATTCTGTTAATCCCTTACCCACTTCATTGTCAGTAATATAATCCAAAAAACATAAAGCTGGGTTGTCTGAATATTTATAAGTAGAAACAGTTCCAAATGTTTGAGTGTTATCTCTTGGATCAAAAACTTTCTTTCCTCTGACCTGAACTGTTAACTGTGGAACTCCACCCCAGATACCTTCAGCATCAAAGCCATAATGGGCTGCTATGTAACAAACTCCATCCAGTCTATGTGCTGAAGTCCAATTAGGCATAGATGCAACAAGCATGGGGTCTGCTGTTTGTGATGCAGCTCCATGATGCAAGTTCATAACATATCTATATCTTGATGTTGGACTTGTTCCAAATCCACCAGCACCAGCATCTATACCTGTGCCATTTTGTGAAACAGTATTCAATGATCCTGATCCTGAAGATATTTTATCTGAACCAATATAACCACCATCTCTAAATCTTGCAGAATCAGTTAATGGGTTGCCATCTAGCTCAATAGTCCTGCCAATAATTTCATCACATTCTCCAACTGAAAGGGCGTATACTACATATAAATCTCTGGAATCATTATTACTTACATCCATGTAAATAATTTGTGCTCCAACCCTTCTTGTTCCATAAATAACTGGTATTTTTCCACCAGCACTTTGTTTGTTAGCTAAAATATCTTGACCTTTTGCAAGCATATTTTTGGCTTGTTGATATCCCTTAACGCCTACATATAAAGTTCCAATAGTTAAAGCAGCATCAATGTAGATTTTGTATTTTGCATAGGTAGCACCAACTGCTTTAAAAAATGATACTATTGCCTGCCAAACCATTATCTACCCCACCTAACATCTTTTTTGACTTGACTGGCAAATTCCATACCTCTATCGCCTGTGCTAAATAATTGTTGTGATTCTTCTGAAAAATGTCTGCCTTTTGTTAAACCCCAGTTTGCCCAATGACTTGCAACAGTCATGGTTAAGATAGAATCATCTATAGATTCCTGAATGGCAACATTTCTTATTTGACCTGTAAAATAATTTATAGCACCAACTATAGTTTCATCTGAATTAAAGTAAGCTAAATAAATTTCTACAGTTTTATCTGAAAAAGCCCCATTTTGAACCAGCGATCTAACCTGATCTGTAATGTTTGAAAATCCTATGTTGATTTCATTTACCTCTAGTTGTCCTGTCTCTGTTGTAGAATTCACCTCTAAAAAAGAACCACCAGCTTCGTAAGAATTAGAATCATAAGTTACGTTTGTATACCAATCAGTTAATCTTATAACTGTAGATAAATTGAGCTCAACTAGAAAAGCTGTTTTAGTAGCTGTGGATGATACTTGTGTTTGTAAAGCAGCAGATAGACTTCTAGGCATTAGGTAATAACCTCTCTAACATCAAATGAAATACTGTAAAAACCACTAGCATCAGTTGAATACATGATTTCATTGTTTTCAAGATATACAGTAAAGCTAGGTTTATTTACAGTAACAGCTTCATTGTCTGCAAGAGATGCTACTAAATTTGGAGATATGGTTACTGTGGCTGCTCCACCTGATGCATCAGCATCTTCAGATACCATGTACACCTTAGAATGATTTGCAAATTTAATATAATCTCCAGCCTTTAATGCTCCAGTTGTTTGTGAAAATCCATCAATCGCTATGGTGTTATCACCAGCAGTATGAGCTCCATTAACAACTATATCTGTTTCTGATTTGCTTGCACCTAAATTGTCTAATGGTGCTTGTATAGTAAAGTCCTCAAAAGAACCTTTTTGCTTTTGTAAAAATGCAAATATCTCTTGTGCTTTTTCTTGTTGTAAAGGTGGCATTGCCACTGTAAAAGAAAAATATTGTGAGCCTATTTGTCTTACTTGTTTTTTGCCAGATAAAGTCTGGTTCAAAAGCGTTGGTCTGTTATCTCTAAAATTTAAAGTTCTAAAATTGGGGTCTGTTGGAAATTGACCAGACATTTATACAACCCCCAT